CATAGGTCCAAACGTTAAGATCATTCCCTTGCAGGTCTACGTCAAATAGCTGCTCACGGACGAGATCTGTCACATCGTTTAGCCTGACCGGCTTGCGCGTCAACATACCAGCCAGCATCCGCTCAAGACGCTGGTAGTACGGCGGGCAGACGCTACGAGCTAGGCGGTTGTCGTAGCTTTCGTCTTGCTCGCGTGGCTCTTGCGGCAGGTAACGTCGATGCCGGCGGCGTAGCTCATAGGTGCCAGCTACCAGATCCTCCAGCAGAATCCAGTGCGGCTCTTGATTGAACCACGCTGCGTTCGGGTCATTGACCTGCGAGACCTTGGCGGTTAGTTGTCGGTCGTAATGATTGAACCCGGTGTAAACCACTTTTGATCCCGCAGGCTATGTTCTAGTTTAGGCAGCAGCAGAAAGGGTTACAGACTTGCGACCAAGTTTGATTTCAAACTCATCGCCTGGCTTGAAACCAAGTTCCTTGACGTAGTTTTCGCCAATCATCAGTTTGCCATTGAACTGCACCTTGGTCTTGTAAGTGAGATGGCGACCGCGCTTGGCAGGCTTGCTCAGTTCAAGTCCTTTGGCTTCAAGGAGAGCCTCGTAGAACTGAGTGAAACAGAGCTTGTCGCCTTTGATATAACCGCACTCGCGGACGAGGTCAGACTTGTTGAGGTCGCTGAGTTCTTTGACTTTGGCGAGTAGATCAGAGCCGGTCAGCATGGGGTAGGGTTAAAGCTGGACGCAGATTAGTATACCCTAATCCCGGTGCCCTTGCCAGCTTGCTGGTACATCGGGTTAAAGGCAGCAAGGATCAGGTAACCTAAACCGTCAGTCCAGTGCTCGATGCCTGCTGTTTTGTCAATAACATAATCGTCTGCGCCTTCTTTATAGGTTACACTCTTCAGGGCTTTGATTGTATGAACACAACGCGGGTGAATAAATAGTTTCATCTGCTTGTCAGCAGTGCGAATCATCCAGTTAGTCGCGTTGATTTTATCTTTTACTGCCCAGGGTGCTTTAGGGCTGATGCATTGGAAGCCGTAGCGTCTGATGATGTCGTGGTCAGTTTTACCCGCCGCAGATGTCTTACGGGCGCTCCCTGTTGGATCTGGATAAGCAATAATTCTCCGATCCGGGAATCTCTGTTTAAGGAGCGTGCAGACTTCATCAGTGTTCGATTGTTTTACTGCGAGTTCATCCCAGATATGCAGAGTGTCACCGACACGACTGCCCAGAACGCCAGCCATGATACTAACGTTAAAGTCCGTGCCCCAATAGATTTCTCCTCCGGTATCTTTTACCTCACTGGAGATGTTCTCATTGCTGAAGTCAGGGTAAACGCGACCGGCAAGGGTTTCAAAACTAGCGAGGTATTCCTGACGGAACGTACGTTCATCTAACGTCCGTCTTGCTGCTTCGATCTCCTCTGCCGGTACGTTGCCACCTTGAATTGTGGTGTATGAGAACGTTTGCCAATCAGTCTGCGTCTGAGCCTGTTCCCAGAGATCATGAAACCAGTTAAGCCCTGCAGGTGTCGTAATAAACCACGCTGGACCACCCTGATCAGAGAGCGCAGGACGCAATACCATCTCCCAGGCGTCTTGTTTAACGTAGGCGGCTTCATCGACAATCAGAGTCGAGAGGCTAACGCCACGCAGGGTATCAGGATTTTCTGCACCTTTTAGTGCAATGATGCTGCCATTGCTAAGTTCAACACTTAGCTCTGACTCGTTTCTTTTGACAAGAACGTCAGCAGGAATCATTGCCTTTAACTGCCGCCATGCAATCTGTTTTGCCATGCGGTAGTTTGCTGTGACGTACCAGTTCAGGCTGCCTGGTTTTTCGATTGCCCATGCCGCAAGGCGTGCAATGCACAGGTAAGTTTTGCCAAACCGCCGTCCAGAGCACAGCAGCTTAAAACGTTGATCACTGTCCCATACGTGTTTCTGTGGAGCAGTCAAGCTGTTGTAAAGATCAACCGCTAACGGCGACCAATCTTTAGTTGACGCGATCATGACAGGGGGCTCTAAAAGAGAGCCACCCGGTAGCGCATCAAGGATGCTCACTCAAAAACCCGAGCGATGCGTGCCGCAGTGTTAATACAACCAAGAGCAACGTGCGGCTGGTTACTCTTCCGGGCTTCCTTTTGTAGGGACGCCAACTGGGACAGCAGTTCAGCGATGAAGGTTTTGCGGTCAATCTCCCAGTCTGCGCGGAGCAGTTCACGTGCTGTAGCGATGTAGCGGTCAGCGGTGCGCCAGGTAACCCCCCACTCGGATGACGCGTATTGGCAGCATTCTGAACGGGTAGCACCGTTGCAGAGAAGGCGAGCGATGCGATTAACTCGCATGTCTGTTTGAACTTTGGTGGTATCTTTTTGTCCCATAGCTTTATCCTAGGACATTCCAGAATAGTACTTTACCTTGCGAGAGTTTAGTACATAGTTCCCATGCTTTTCTATCGTAATTGCCACAGGAGGGAAATGGTGTTGTGAATTTAGAAGACCACGAGAAGTCTTTTGGGTATTTATGAAGAGTGACGTTAGAGGGGTAGTTTTGCTTTTGATTCCGCGAGGATAAGCCAACGATGACACCGTGTACTGGGGTGGGGGAGAAGGCTTCGCCTAAGCAGCGGGCTAGCATTCCCGAACCTGTTGCTGCCCATACTTGGTCGACGTTGCCGACCATGTTGCGGACATTTTGCATTTGTTGGATAAAAGGTGCGGAGGCTTGAGGTACGTCGAAGCCTAGGGGTAAGAATAGAGCGTTGTGTTCAGCGGCGTAGCGTTTCGCTTTGGACTGGACGTTAGACATGTAGCCGTAGGGGACTTGATAAATGGTGGCACCATTTTGCAGGGCTTTTTTCTGACGTGGGTGGAGGTCTGTGCGTTTGGCGTAGAAGAGCGTGATTTTTGTTTCGGTGCGTTGACCCCAGACGGAAAGGGCGTAGGGAGCACCGCCGCAGAAGGGACCACCGAAAACGATTTCTTTGGCGTCTTGTACTAGGTAGGGTAGGAACCGCATTTTGGAACCGCCGGGCACGAGATCGTCTCTAACGATCAGGAAGCGATCATGTTCGTCGATAATGGGCGTTGGTTGCCACCAGTTGTTAGGCATAGGAAAGCAACTCCCGCGTTTGAGCGTTGCAGGCTACGTCAATAACCAGATGAATTCTGTTGATTTGGGAGGTGTTTTTAACAGCGTGCGGTTTGCGGATGTCTAAGTAGAACAGGGAGCCTGCTGCGAAGTGTTGTTGGTTTAGGGTACCGTCTAAGTTCCAGCCGGAGAATAAACAGCCCGGTGCAGTTTGAAGGGGGATATGAAAGCGTGCGATTTTGCCGTTAGCGGTGCCAGCATCGCGGTCGGTGATATCAGCGTGGCGTGTTAGTTCACCGTTTGAGGCACGAAGGCGCATTAGGCGTACGCGTTCTAGGGTACCTGGGATTGTGTGAGCTAGTTCCCAAATTGTTGGGAGTGCTTTAGCGGCAGCAGTTGGGGCACATTTTGCTGTTAAACGGCTGGAGTTTTCTTGCTTCCATGCTTTCGACATTTCGCCAGGTTTGATGATGAACTGCGGGTCTTCAGGATCAAAGCCCTGTAGGGCGATAGCAGTCCATGATTGTCGTTTGTTGTAGGAGCTATAGTGCTGCTCCCATGGAGGTTGGTAGCTGTTGATTTCAGCGATGCAGGCAGCGATGGTTGATTGAGTAGCGCCGGTGCCTAGGTGTTTGAGGGCTGGCAGGTCTGCGGGATGGAGAGAGCTTGAGACACGAGAGGACGGGGTGGCGCCTTTGATGTAGAGGGATTTAATGTCTGATGATGCGGCAACTTTTGTAGCAGCAAGGGTGAAGCCTAGGTTTGTGGCAATGGTGATTGCTTGCTGGTTTTCAGCGTGCAGTTCTAGCCATGTAGGTCGTGAACCTGCTTTAGCTGTAAGGCGTTCGATTAGTTCTTGCAGGAGATGCGGTAAGCCTGCTGCTGATTTAATTTGTAGATCACCTGGGAGAACGGTGATTGTACGTTGCGCGAAGTCTGATTGTTTGCTGGTTGCTTTAGCAACGCGGAAGATAGCAGCGGCTGCGATTTTGCCAGTAATATCACGAACCCAAGCTAGGTTGCCTTCTTTGTGAGCGGTAGCGATGTCGCGTTCTTTGGGGATACCGAAAGCGCCGTAGGTATGGGGCTTGAAGTCCTGAGCAAAGATGATGGCAACTTGTTTAAGGAAGGCTAGGTCGTAGCCTTGCGCCCAGGTTGGAGAGTCTGTCACAGTTCGCCTCCGAGTGATTCAGCGGTTAGTTTTTCGCCGTACTCGGCGGTTGTTGAGGTTGGCGGTTCAGGTTGTTGATCATCGGTGATTTCAGCAAAGTCGCAGTCACCGCAACGGGCTACAGCTTTGCGTGCGTCGCCCTTGAGGAAGACGAGAACGTTTTGATGAGTTTTGCCTAGCTTTCTGGTTGCGGCAAAAGTTCGACCAGCACGGAGGGGGAGGGTGCCTACTGGGGTAACGAGGATTGCTTCGTTGTAGTAGGAAAGCCCAGCGTCTATAAAGGCTTGGATTGTATCGCCTACGAAGTTGTAGTAGTTCCCTTTTTTATCACGCACGTCTCCTACGACGAAGCAAGCGAAGGAGTCTGGTTTCAGGAGTGAGCAGGCTTTAGCGATGATTTCGCGGTAGGAGGCAACGAAGTCGGCGTAAGGAAGAGTTGACAGATCTTTAGGGTCGTCGCTGTAAACCTCCAAGTCTGCGTAGGGAGGACAGGAAAAGATCATGTCAGCTTGAACGCCTTTGCAGACTTGGTCGATGTTACGCGAGTCTGTGCAGTGCCAGATGGGTTGATTGTCTGGGGTGATGGATGCTGCTTGCTTGCGGTTAGCGTCGATCTGTTCTTGGCGTAAATCGCAGCCGATGTACTGGCGGTTGGTTTTGGTAGCAACGATGCCGCGAACGGAGCCACCAGCAAAGGGATCAAGGATGATGCCGTTTTCTGGCGAGAACCAGCGGTAAGCAAGTTCAGCTAGGACGGGATCAAAGATGCTGGTGCCACCTGCTTTGGCGCCAGAAGCTAAATATTCTTCAATGATCTGCTCATCGGTGATGCCTTGGTTTTTCTTGGTGTAGTAACCAGGCAGCATTTCAATGTTTGCCGTTTGCGTGCCATGATCACGCATCAAGGCTTTCATCTCGCGGAGCTTTTCGTCAGGCTCGAGCATGGTTTCAGACATGCCGAGGAGGTTTCCCTTTCTGCCGACTTCTGACTGGATGCCAAGGGCGATCCACTGACGCTTGCGTTCCTGCCACCAGCCTTCGCGTGCGTTAAGGATGGTGAATGGTGCAATGCCAAAACGATCTGACAGTTTGGTGCCTGCTGCTGCAGGTTCACCAGGCTCAGAGTCGTCTTCGTCAAGGGCTTCGTCAAAGTCGTCAAACGTTTCGGTTTCAGCTAAGCCGGTCAGGTCCGTGTCGTTAAACCATGGAGTTAGGTCATGGTCTTGCGAGAGACGGTGAAGCATCTCTCGATCCCAGTCGCTAAGATCAGCAGTTCGGTTATCGGCTAAGGCGAGACCGACTTTTTCGTCTTCAGTTAACCCCTTGCGGCGTATGGCGATGATCTCGTCGCCGTCGGTTTCGATGATACGGACGTTTTCAATGCCTGCTGCTTTAGCACCTTCTACGGTGCCGTTGCCTGCGAGGATGCGGTTGTCTTCGTCGATAACAATAGAGCGTGCAGCGCCGTAACGTTCCAGGGACTCTTTGATTAGTTCAGCGGAGCGATCAGTACGTTTGCGGGCGTTTTTATGATCAGCCTTCAGATTGTTGATGGATGTCACGCTGAGTAGCAGTAAAGCGTTGCGGCAGCGTAAGACAGTTTGAGTTACTGGTCAACGATGCCAGCAGATTGACGGAGCTGGTTGATTTTAGGTTCAACGAGATGATGGCTTGAGACGGTGCCGCAGGTGCTGCCGATACAGACGCGAACGGAGCCATCAGCGAGCGTGTGGCAGGTCGGTTGGACGGAAGTAGCGGCTGATTCGACCAGCGAGTTCAGGCGGTCTCTGGGGGTCATGGAGCTGATGGTAAAGGGCTGTGTAGTAGTCATCCATCAGTTTGAGCAGCTCCTGCGGGGATGGGCGTGGGGGTTTGAGTTTTGACATGAGGCTGGTAGAGGGAGTTTAGGACAGCGGCGGCAACAGCTTCGATGATTGGACGCGGTGCACAACCACGAGAGGCGCCCAGGGCAGCCTGTACGGCGCGGTGATAAGCGTCAAGGGTGAGGGGAGGCGTTGAGGGCTTGGAGCCCACTGCAGGGTCTCCTAGAGCCCGCAGGCGCATCAGCGTGGAGCGATCCATGCCTAGGGCTTGCGCTTGGCGGGTGATGTGGGCGTTCTCTTGAGCCGTTAAGCCGACTTTGACAGCGGTGCGTTTATCGGACATCAGAAGGGGAGTGGGTTTTCGGGCGGTTCAGGCTGGAAGTCGCGTGGGCTGACGACTTCGATTCTTGGCTCAGCGTCGTCAGGCGGGTCGCGTAACAGGTTGCGGTACATGCCAGGGTTAACGTGCCCAGGTGGTGGGCTGTCGAAGTCTTCCAGCTTGCAGCGGTTGGCGTCGATCAGGCGCTGTAGCAGCTTGCGGGCACCTACGGGGGTGGAGATCGGTTTAAGCGCCATCAGGCGAACGCCTCCTCACGGCGACGCTCCTCGTCAGCGTGCGGGTGCAGGGCGAAGCGACCAGGCGTGATGCCCTCCACAGGTGGCTTGTAGGTCATGTAACGCCCAAGCTCATCAAACCGCCCTAAGGGGTAGGGGTAGGCATTACGAAGCTGGAACTTGTCAAGCTTGCGGTTGGCTTCATCAAAGTCGTCAGCGTCAACAGTGCGGAACGCCGGTGCGGTGCCTTCCTTGGCAGCTTTAGGCAGCACGGCAAAAACAAACTGGTTGCGGGTCTCTGGGCTGTAGAGCTTCATCGGATCACATCGGGGATGTAGTTGGTGCTGTTGATCGGGCGGTCATCAACGGTTAGGTAACGCTCGTCGCGCAGCCAGCGGAAACAGTCAGGCAGCGGGCAGACGAAGGCGCCACCAGCGGCTAGCTGATGGGCAACCTCAGTTTCCAATGCCTCCAGCAGTTTGTCCTCCGTTTCGGTCCGGACTGTTTTCTGCCACTGGGCAATGGCTTTCGGCTTGGACTGGCTAGCAGCGCGAACGGGGGCTGAGAGGTACAGCTTCCAGAACCGTTCAAACGCGTCTGAGCCCTTGGCTCTGGTCCGTCGCAAAGGCTGAGTTGAAGGGCTGCAAAACTCGTTTGCAGCTGCGTTTGTAGGTATTTCGTCAGAAATACCGGAAAACAAGAGGCTGTTGGAATCTTGTTTAGGGGGATCTTGTTCCCCCCCTGGCTCCCAGGAGGGGTACCCCCCCTGATGCTCAGGAGGGGTCCTGGTGTCCAGTAGGGGTGCTCGCTCCTGCGCGTTCAGGCGTAGCGCACCATCGGAATCGGGTTGTCCGCCCTCCAGCGTGCATAAGTATCTGGTGGTGTATCCGGGGCGTTCCTCTGCTATCAACCAACGGTTTTCTTTCAACCACTTAATCGCTGCCCTAGTACGGTCACGCCCGACTCTTGACACTTTGGACAGGCGATCTACAGAAGCCCAGCATCCCTGATCGCTTCCGTTTCCATGGCGCCAGATAGCACACCAGACCATGACGATGCTGTAATCAGGCGCTGTATCTAAGATTTCATTGGGAACCAGAGAGAAGGCTTTAGGGCGCCTTCCGTATTGTTCTTTTGTCATGTAAAGTTTGTTAGTGCAGATGGTCACGCCCTGCAGGGTCTCTACCCCTGTGGGGCGTTTTTCATTGTGCCGCAACTACAGCAGTTTGACGACTAGAGGCTTCTCGTTTTTCGACTGCTTCAAATAACAGTTGATTAACGAACGCTTTTCGCGTCAAATGGGAAGGCTGTAGCGCGTCAACGCGTGAGAGGATGGTCTGGTCAACGGCGATGCTGATCGCTTTTCCAATGGTCATGGGGCTTGATTTCGGGTGGAAACCGAGCTATAATGCCATGCCACGGGAGAACCGGCAACTTGCTTGACCCGATCGAAGGACTGGAGTTCCACGAGGGGCTACACCGTTACCGCTACCAGGGACGGTGGCTGCCCTTTAGCGTTTCCAAGGTGACTAACCGCGTGAACGCTGAGCAACAGCGGCGTTTCAAGGAGACGGAACACGTCTGGGCGCCACGCGGCAACAGCGTTCACGCGTTCTGCGAAGCCATGTTGACCGCTGAGCTGTTGCCAGAGACGGAATACAGCGAGTGGACCGATGCGTTGCAGGACTGCTGGCTGCTGCGGGATAGCGAGCCGCTAGCCGTTGAGTACAGGCTGTGCGACGCGAGGAAGGGGCTAGGCGGTAGCTTTGATTTTCTGCTCCGTAGCCCTAGCGGCAACGTGGTACTCGGTGATCTGAAAACCGTTGGCAACGAGACGGCGGTTGACCGCAGGCAAGCAGCCAAAGCACAGCTAGGCGGTTACCTTGCCATGCTGATTGACCACCATCCCTTGCTGTCTGTGGACTGGTGCTACACAGTGGTCGTCGGACCGGGGCGCTGTCGGCTGATCCAGAGCGAGCCTGATGAATGCCTGATGGCATGGGTGGATGCTTGGGACCAGTTCAAGCTGGAGTCCTGCCCGTTTTGAAAATGCCAGAAAAATGTATTTATGTTTTAAGGCATAAGAGCAGTGGACTCATCAAAATTGGTATTACAGAAAATTGGCAAAGGCGTTGCAGTGAGTTGAGAGTTAGTGTTAAGTGCGAAGTTCTAAGGGCTGTGTTTTGCGAATCAGCAAGCCTTTTTGAAAAGCAAATACATCTTGAGTTTGACGATTTTCGCTTACCACAATCTGAGTGGTTTCATTTGAGTGGCAATCAGATACAGAGCGTTGTAAATAAAATATCTTCACTTGGAGAGGAAAACAAATGGATGCCAACAGAAAAGAGTAAACAAACAAAAAGAGTAAAAAAACAACCACTGTTATTACCTGAAGCACAGATTGACAAATGGGGTGACTTATTGCTATCTAGCAAGTTTGTGTCTCAAGTAGACATGTACATAGATGGAATAAATGCCTACGGATTAGGGGTGTGGCAAGATGGCTTTGATCAACTTTTGTCCTTAAAGGTAGTTGGATGTATTACTCCGACGGTCGACGGAATTATTTTCCGATATTTAAAAAGCCAGACATATTGGATGTCAAGCGAAGAAGTAAAATGCAAAGATATTTTCGGCTTGATTCAAGCTATAGAATCTCATGGGGAGTCTTTACTAACAAATAGTAGTAAACTTTACCTACCTGTTGGTACAAAGATAAAAACAAACGTTTTTGATGGGAAGCCAGACGGATTCTTGAGATTGCACAATGAACTGGAATCTTATTTTTGAACGCCGCCCTGATCTGGAACCGCCCGGTTACCGGGAAGCAGCAGGGCTAGCGCCTAGTGATAGCGAGCTGCGGTATCAGCGCAACGGACGCAAGCGTGCGGGTAGTAGCGGCAAGAGCAAGGCAGAACCGCTGCAGCGTCAAGGATTGCGGCGTTTTAATGGGATGAAGCACAGCGGCACCCAGGACTGAAACTGGACTTTTCATCAAAAGCGAGCGGAAAGCCCTTGCTTTTAGGCGCAAAGTGCCCCATAATTACCCCATGAGCAGCACCCCCGCTGCTCTGCCCTCACCCTCCTAGCAGAGATGCAAACCACCGAAAGCCAGCTAGAGGCAACAAAGCTGTTGCTCTCAGAGGCACAAACCGAGTACATGCACTGCTTCGCTCGCGGCGACTTTGCTGCCTGCGGACCAGCCAAGCGCAAGGTCAACAAATATATGAAGGCTGTCCAGTTCCTCGTTGCTCAAAAACTCGCCGCTCGCTAACCCATGTCTCAGTTCGAAGTTGGTCAGGTTTACTACGGTACGCTCTGCGTAGCCCACAGTGATTTTCCAGTTCGCTGCATCAAACGCACCGAAAAGTCGGTTTGGTTTGAGCACGTCACTCATCCACAGCACTACGCGCAAAGCCGCGTCAAAGTTCACAAGTACGCAGATCAAGAGGTTGCCACCTTCCGACGCTGGTATATCAGCAGCACGAAGCAAACAGGTGGTGATTTTGACCTGATGACCATTTGACCCATGTTTGAAGTTTTTTGCACTGTTACCGATGACCTTGGCACACGAACAATCCCAACCGGCACTGCCGCGTTTCTCGAATCTGTCGCCTACGACAAGCTCGACGTTCTCCGCAGAACCTGTGCCATTGAGGGCGCGACGTTCTTTGTCGAGTACGTCCCGTCAGGGGACGAATGGAATGCCTACTAAAACTATGAACCGTATTAACAACGCAATCTGCCTACTGATTGCAGCAGCAACGTTCACGATGATTGGCGTGGAAGCTTGCCAGTTCCACGGTTCAACGCATAGCGGCACGCAGGAGGTGCAGCGTTGACCAGCACTAGTAGCAACAGACGCGATCATGTTTACGTCTGCAACTTCGATGCTGTAGAGCTTGATCTGATTTACGAGCTAGCACGCGATGCTCGTAACAACCTGTCAGACCCTGAAGATCAAGTCGAAACTGGCAGTTGGGCTGATGCCATCATCAAGCTCGACACCAAAATGACCGAACTGTTCCACAAACGCAACTAATGAAACGACCTGTTGTTCGCTCCGTACCCCTTGAACTGATCTGGACTGGTTACCACTGGGAAACGGTGCGTGAGCATTATTTCTTGAAAACTGGTCAGTACATCAAAGCGCAGGAATGCCTGCACCTTCGTGCTTTGTACAAAGAACGCCTGTGGAATGAATCCGGCGTTGAAGTTTCCCTGTAACCCTTTTGACCATGACTGTCATTTCGACGCTGCCCTCAAACATTGAGGCAATCCCTTACCGCTGGTTTACTACCACGCGGTCTATTAGCAACGGAAAAAAGCAGGGCGGCAAAGTTGCTGTCATGCACAGCGAGCACAAAGGTTTTGCTGATGTACTCGTCTACGAACCTGACACTGAGGACTGGTGGCGCGTTGTGCCTTCAGATGTTGTCATCCGTGCTGCCATCCGTGGTCCAGCGCAAAACGGTAGTGACCTGATTGCCTGGGCACTGCCGTTAGCTAACCAACCGACCAAAACTCAGCAACGCATCCTTGAACGCCTGCCCGAACTGCCGATCATGACCAACGAGCAAGACGAAGCGCCTAAACCCGTTGCAGCAGAGCCGGAGTCAAAGGCAATGGTTGACAATGCTGTTGACAAAACGGTGCGGCTAGCAAAGGTAAAGCGAATGCAGCGCCTGGTGCTCAAAGGCGAGTGGCTTGACCGCTATGAACAGCAGATGAAGGTGATTCAGGGCGTGTTCTGCGATGCGTTGAGCGACTGGTATGACGACGAAAGCGAGGAAGCTGACGAGAGGTTCACGCATCAGATCATCGACGCAGTGCATTTGTATATGGAAGTTGCGCGGTCGTTGCGCGTTAACTGCTTCTGTCCTAAAACCGAATACGACGGCATTTTGTACATGCACGACGGGGTTGAAGAAAACAAGACCGTCACTGAAGTTGTCAACGTCAAGGAGACTCTCAAGTGATCGGACTGATTAAAGGGCTGTTGGTGCGTTTAATGCGGAACCATGGCAACCCTCGTAACCGTTGGACTAAGGAAGCATCCCAGTACCTACTGAACATGGACATCGAATGGCAGATGATTCTGCTGGAACACTGCCTTGAGCTTGACTGCGGCAAACACCATATTGAGATTCAACGCAGTGATCAGTAGGTAGCAGTAAGGGGCATTGGATGGTGTTTTACTCTGCCACCGTAAGGCTGCTCCCAGCGCGAAGGACACCACTGGTCGGGCTAACTGGTGGAGTTTTACTCCAGAGCGTAGAAAGCAAAGGGTCCCGACAAGGACACGGTGTAGCACCAACAGCAGAAAGGCTGTCCCGTGGCACCGTGCAAGCAGCCTATCCATGTAAGGCCCCACTCCCAACGTACTTTTTTCCGCTACGCCGCAGGCTGGTAAACCAGCTACAAGCCAGCCGGAATGCAAAGATTCCTAAAGCCCCCTAAAAGGGCTTGCTTTTCGGGCGGTTTTGCTGCATACTACACACATGGGGCACGACCCCTAGCCCAACGCGCAACTCACGCCATGCTTCCCCTCCAACCCCTTGACTGCCCTGAACTCTCCTTCGCTCAAGAAACGGAGATGGCTCAGGATCTCGCAGATCAGTTCAACGCTTTTGTAGGCGAGCACCTCGTCGATACCTTGGCTGACCTAGCACGCGACGTGCTCGACTCCAACGGTATCAACCCTGAATCGGCGCTCGCCTACGACCTCGTTCAAGACCTGATCAACCGCATCGTGGTCACTGCCAAATGAAGCAAACCGTCCGCCTACAGCGCGGGCTGTACATCCTCATGGACTCCTACGCCCGCCCTACTCGTTTCTCTCGTTTTAGGTCTGCGTTCCCTTTGGCTTTCTGCATTGCCAGCATCTGCATTGCTGGCTTAACTCTCCAAGCTATCGAACAGCGTGCCCTAACAACTTGCTCTACTGCTCAACGCGCTAACTAACACCATGTCAACCGCACAAGACCTGATCGACGAGCTACTCGCCATCCGCTCTCAAAAAGAAGAACTAGACGCACAAGAAGCGTTTATCCGTGAGCAACTACAAGGTGCCATGGCATTAGGCGAGATGGACGAGCATCAGACCGCAGATGGCGTCTACCAGTTTGCCAACGCCAAGTTCAGCCGCTGTGAACGCAACAGTTACAAACTCAGCCCTGAAGCTGACACCGCAATCCGCACAATCAAAGAACGCGACATTGAGGCTGGACTTGCTACCAGAAACGTGACAATCTACTATCGCCTTGACACCATGAAATGAACGCCAGCCTGACCTTTACCGTAACCGGCTTACCAGCACCGCAAGGCTCAAAACGGCACATCGGTAAAGGCATCATGGTTGAGTCAAGCAAGAACGTCAAACCATGGCGGCAAGACGTTAAGTTCACAGCCCTTGCCATCAAGCCTGATAACTGGGATACTGCACCACCCATGGCATTGTCCGTGGTCTTTAGGTTCCAGCGACCAAAGTCCCATTACGGAAAAAATGGTCTACGCCCGTCCGCCCCCCAACACGCAACATCTGCCCAGCTTGGAGACATCGAAAAGCTGGTACGTTCAACTAACGACGCCATGACAGGCGTTTTATTTGATGATGACCGTCAGGTTGTTAGCGTCAATGCCACCAAGCGTTATTGCACGCAAGGTGAGTTGCCAGGCGCCATCATCACGCTCACTGCGCTGATCTAATCTACGAATGACTTACCCAAATCTTGCGGGCACCATCACCACTGATGACGTGTTCCGCAAAGGCACAGGATCCTACGCCGCTGATTACGTTTCATGGGCACGGATCGCTAATCACATGCATACCAGCGCACCAGGCTGGATTATGCAAACCAGAATTGCACCACATGGCGACAATCATGTCTGGCGCGGTCCTGATGGCTCTGGCTACCTAACCGTTTTCTTTAAACACGAAGACGGTACAGAAACGCCTGATTTTGTCTACGCAATCACCGACAACCGCAACACCCCGATTGCCTGGGACAAGATCAATAGTCGCATGATTTGCGATAGCCATCGCCGTGCGCTTTGCGCTGCTGCTGCTTTCTTTTTTAGCCTTGGCTACGAGCTGTGGGCACGAGAGGAGATTGAAGCAGCTAAAGATGACAAACCTTCAACAACTGTTGAGCAACCTGCTGTAGCCAAGCAAAAGCCCGTAGCCGCTGCTACAACGAAGGAACCGGCACCTGCGGAAGACCCGGAAGAACTCCCGATTACGGACAAGGATCTTAAAACGATCCGTGATCTTTTAACGGCAGAACCTGTTGTTAAAAGGAACAAGATCATTAAGGAGTTCAATAAGGAGTTCAAGGTGCCGGAGGGCGATCTTATGACCGCTCACATTACGCTCCCTAAACATCTGCGATTTATTCAGGAGCGATTATCCACTTGATCTGATTGATCATGACTGATGAAATGATGCACGCACAAATGGCAGCAGCCTATGCCGCTCAACGTGATCAGCTTCACAAGCATCAAGAGCATCATCTCAGTCAGTTATTACCGCCTGATCTGCTTCCTTACATAGATCATTTCATGCGGTCTAGGAATTACACGCCTAAGCAGGCATTGTCTTTTATCCTTTACCAGTTTTTCGGATCATGCTTCAAATCACAGCAGTTGGCAACCTTGCCGCTGACCCCGACCTCAAGCAAATAGGTGACCGCGAGGTTGCTAATTTTACCCTGATGGTCAACAAAAAAGTAAAAGGCGAGGACCAAACCACAGTCCTGCGCTGCGCTGTTTGGGGTCCGCGTGCTCGTGTTGTTGACGAATACCTAACCAAAGGTGCTCAGGTAACCGTGACAGGACAAGCCTATGTAGAGACCTTTGAACGCAAAGACGGCAGCCCAGGCGCTGCTTTAGATGTCGCGGTCAATGACTTCACATTGCCACCAAAGCCGAAAAGTCTTGCAACAGACGACA